GGCGCCCGTCAATGAGGACCCGCTCAGCGCGGCGGCGATCCATCGCCGCCCTCCACCGGTCGTACTTGTCGGACCGTGAAGTGGGGATGGCAGGGCGTTTCGGCTTCTGCCGCAGAACCCCTTCAACGGAAGTCACGGACATGTTGAGGGCGTTCGCGATCCGCCAGGACTCGATCCCGGCGGCGCGGAGAGCGAGGATTCCGGCGTCGCGCTCGTCGCGGAGGATCGGCTGGTCAGGGTGGCCTTCGAGGCGGCGCAGGAACGGCACGATGTCGACCGGGCCGAACGGTGTCCGCGCCGTGTAGCCGGAGAACGTCACCTGAGAGGAGAGGTCAGACACTGGGCACCTCCACCGGTTCGGCGAGGTACTGACCCAGGTTGTCGAGGAATCGGGTCTGGCCGGCGAGGTCGGTGATCGGCACCTGCAGTGGTGAATTGCCGGAGGAGCGCGGCACGATGAACCCTGCCGCCGCGGCAGCCATCGGGTTGCCGTGCGCCCACTGGTGGTCTTCCGGGCAGAGGTAGACGAGGTTGGACACGTCGTGCCGGTCGGGTGCTTTGCTGCCGCCGAGGCCTTTCGGCCGGCGGTGGTGCAGGTGCCCGCACAGAGTGGCTTTGAGGCAGCGTTCGCAGCGGCCGAACGCACGGCCCTGCACGATCTGGCGGTTCGCCTTCGGGATCTGATCTCCCATCAGTGCTCCACCCCCGCCTGCGTCAGCGACAGCTCCGCCTTGTGCCACGAGGAAGTCGACCTGCCGACTTCGACGCGGCGCTCCAGGCCTTTCATGCGACGAACGAGGTTCCGGACGAGGGCGTCGGCGACTTCGGCGGCGAAGCGCTGTTCCTGGGTCTCGACGAACGCGGTGTGCTTCCGCTGGTCCACCGACCCCTCGGCCGCAAGGAACGCCTTCGAGTAGGCAAGGTCTGCGGTGTGCTTCTTCTCGGTCGCGTCCATGTCGGCTTCCTCGAGCTGTTCGATGCACTTCCACAGGTCGAGGGACAGCTGTCCGAGGGTGCGGGTGATCTCTGCGGCGTTCGTCGGGGAGGTCATGCCGTCACCTCATCCAGCGAGGGCTCCGGGCCAGCGGGCAGCGGTGCGCGCTGCGCGGTTCGCTTCGGTTCGTTCTTCGATGCCTCGCCGAGACGCTTCAGCATCTTCTCCAGCGGCTCCTGTTCACCACTCTCGTTCAGCACCTCGTGGGACAGAAGATCGCACTGCCTGGCCAGGTTGAACAAGTGCAGAAGCCGCTCACGGTTCTTGCGGTAGGTGACTGCCTTCTTCGCGATCTCTGGGGCCGTCAACGGCTCCGAGCGGCGGTAGTCCTCTGCGGAGGGGTCCTTCTCGCCCGTCGGGATGCGCAGCAACTGCAACAGCGCGATCCGGTACGCGACCGACATGGCCTTTGGGGTCGACTTGTCGCCGGAATCCATGGCCTCGCCGGGCACGACGGTCTCGATGTAGTCGCCAAGTGGCCCGTACACGCGGTACGTCACCGCCACCTGGGCGATCCTGGTGGGCGTGCGGTTCTTGCCGACCTCGGTGGACTCGTAGGTGACACTGTCGAGATGCGGGACGGGACCGATGACGCCGTGCTTCGTCAGCGCCTCGTCGGCGGCGATGGTGACGTCGTCGACCCCGCGGTACATGAAGCCCTGCTGCTGGTGCTTGGTGTTCTTGCCGACCGGCTGCACGTCGTCGAGGACGCGAGCCATCAGTTCGTAGATGTTGTGCTTCTCGCTCACAGTTCCTCCTTGGAGGGGATCGGGGCTGGGTCGCCGAGCCAGGGCTTCATGGCGTCGCCGATCCGGGTCGACAGCCACAGCAGGTGAAGGAAGACCTTGAACGGGCCGTCCTCGGAGACGTCCAGGCGGCGAACGTCGTAGCCGTCAGCGCGGACATGGACGACGTAGGCGGCGTTGATCCCGAGGTCGGCTAGTTCCTTCTGGGTGTCGTTGTCGCCGAGGTAGATCTCCGCGTGCCGGTACGCCGCGCACTGCAATGAGGTCTCGGGGTACACCCCTTTGGAGGTCTTCAGGTCCATGACCGCGCGTTCCCCGTTGGGGAGATCGGCGACAAGGTCGAGCTGGCCGGCGTACTTCCACCGCAGGTTCGCGACGGTCGCCTCGACGAGGACGGGCTTGGGCTGCCATTCGTCGAGGAACTTCACGTAGGAGTCGACGTAGCCGCTGAGCGCTCCGGGGACTTCGACCGCTTCGCCTTTGACGAGTCGTTCGGCGAGCTTGTGGACTTCGGTGCCGCGGTTGGCGGCGGCGTCCCGTTCCCGCCAGGGCACGTCCTTGAGTTCGGCGACCATCCGGTCCCTTGGCACGGCCCGGAGGGCTTCCACCTCGATGGGGTTGTCGGCGACGAACTCGGCGACGGTCCTGGACGCCCAGTAGGTGAGTGCGGGTTTGGGGAGTGCAGCGCTGAGAACGCTGGTGACGCTGGGGAGCTTCTCGCCGTTCCAGGTGTACCAGTGGTAGGCCTTGCCGTTCTTGGAGACGCGGTCGTGCCGCTTAAGGCCGCTCATGACCGTTCCTCCTCGGAGCCGAACACGACCTCACTCAGTGACAGGTCGTCGATCGCGGGACGGCCGACCGTCCATTCCTGGTAGAGGCTGTCGGTGACTGTCTCGACGAGGTGGGTGCTGGCTCCGGTGATGCGGGTGTCGACGATGTACTCGCCGGTGAGTGCGACGGCGAACATTCGCCAGCCGTCCGCTTGTTCGTCGGCGCGGGTGGCTCGCTCCTCCGCGCGGCGAGCCTGCTCCTCGGCGACGTGCTGTGCGTCCTCGGCTTGCTGCTGGGCGATGCGCGCGTTGTCGAGGTCGCGGCGGGCCCGGAACAGCAGGACCGACACCGGCAGAACATCGGTGCTCATGTCTGGTCCTCTTCCTGGGTGTCGGTGGGCGGTTCGGGTGGCGGTGGTGGTGGTGTGGGGCCTTTGCCTCGGCGGCGGCCTCGGGCACCCCGGCGGGTGCGCTTCGGGCCGGTCATTCGTTCTCGTCGTAGTCGTAGAGGTCGCACACGCACTGGTCGCCGCAGTCGAAGCAGGCGCGGCATCCGAAGCAGTCGACCGTCTCTTGGCATTCGGGGCATTTCATGTCGTTCTCCTAAGTGGTGGCGGGGTGCGGCGCCAGCCAACGCGCACCCCGCCGAGTGGTTAAGTCAGGTGTCCCCGGAGGACATCCAGGACCGGCCGCATGAACTCCGGGTCCATCGCCAGGTCCGCTTCGATCTCCCGCCACAGACGGGACGCAGGAGGGCGGAGCGGGGCCGGAGGCAACAGCCCGATCAGCACGTCATGCGCCGAACGGAAATGCGCCGCAATCGGATCGGCTTCGTCAGCCGTGTCGAACACGAACGGCTCATCATCGGGTTCTTGCTGGCGGAAGAAGCTCCAGAGGCTCACAGCTCCTCACCGTCCTCCGGGCCGACCGCGTAACCCATGCCCCGCAAGGCAGCGGCAGCGATACCGACGAACGCGGTGAGAAAGAAACAGACGATGAAGACCAGCCACATCACGACCGCCCCCTCGACTTCTCGTCGCCATCGAAGGGCTGGAACGAAGTCCCCCCGTGGTGGCAGACCCGCTTCTTCGCGGACTTCTCACCAGAACGGGCCGAGCTGACCCGGCCCTCCTCGACCACGACCACGGCGGCAACCACCACGGCGGCCAGGATCATCGACGGGAGCGCCCGCGGCGAATAAACAGCGATCTGGGCGATCACCAGCAGCGCGACAGCAGCAACGGCGAGACGGGTCATCGGACCCACCGCCCACTGGCGCGGTGCTCCGGCACGAACCGCAGCGACTCGGAACGGTCGTCCGACGGACCCCACACGTCCACAGCGGCCATCACCACCACCGTCGCCGCAACCGCGACCACCACAGACACCCAGAACAGGGCCAAGGCCATCAACGGGGTCATCACGCACCCCCGTCCGGGTCGAACCCGTACTCGCGGTCACCCACGACCTCAGCGAAGAACTCGCTCAGCAAGTCGGCGTTGTCGGTCTGGTGCGCCACCTGCTCCGACGCCAGCGGCCCCAGCAAGGCATCCACGGCTGAAGACAGCCGCTCCAGCGCGCCCACGGCGTGAGCGAGGTGCTGGTACGCGTCCGACTCGGCCTCAGGCGTGACGGTCTCGCGGGTGCTCCACGCCTGCGCGTGCCGCTCAGCAGCGTCCACCAGGTCACGCAGATCCTGGAATGAGAACTCAGGGATCACCGCGACACCTCCAGGTACTCGCAGGTGGTGCCCGGCAAAGGGTCCTCGCCGGCGATGTGCGGGTGCTCGATCAGGAACTGGCCCAGCATCAGGTGCAAGTGCGGGCCGCACACGGCACGCTGCGCGCCGCCATCGGTGACCACCCAGTAGTAGGAGTCCGACGTGCACGCCTTCGGCTGCGGGGACTCGACCTCGTGCAGGTGCGGGAGCAGGGAAACCATCAGAGCTCGCCCCCTTCGACCTGCTCGAAGTAGGTGGCGGGGTATTCCACCCGTGTCGCGTACTGGTCGCCCCAGGCCCGGTAAGCGGTGTGCTGGACCTTGCCCGCGTGGGGGCGGTGAGAGACCGTCGCCCCGAGTTCGGAGGCGATCCGTTCGACCTCCGCCATGGCTCCGTCGTGGCCGCCGAAGTCATCGGAGCGGACGAAGTAGTAGAGGCTCGCGTTCGGCTTAGGGTCAACCGGGACCCGCCCGGCTTCCACCTCGTCAGCGAACTCTCGGAGGTAGCGGACGAGCTTGGTCTTCTCATCCTCGACAGGCGCGGCCTGTGCACGCAAGGCCTCGACCTCGTCGCAGAGCGACTCCAGGATCCCGGCGGCGTCCGCCAGGTCCGGGGTGCCGGCGCGGACGGCGTCGATGTCGACGCGACCGTCCTCACGCCACCCTTGCCGCACCTCGGCGGTCTCGGTAGTCTTCTGTTTCATCGGGGCATCTCCTTCAGGTCTTGCCTCGTTTCGACCGTCAGCCGTGTCCGCGGCTGGCGGTCCTTGTCGTTGCGGCGGAAGGGTTCGAACCTTCGACCTTCCGGTTATGGCCCGGACGCGCTGCCTCTGCGCTACGCCGCTATGTGTGCCGCCCGGTTCGGTTCCCCCGTGGATGAACCGGGCGCGCTATACAGCTCATTGAGGTGTGTCCCAGGCCCTCCATGGCGTGTGGACTATTCGGTTGTCCTCCGCCTCCCGGCGGTGGTCTATGTGGGGCCGCCCCCGTTGCCCGTTGAGGGCGGCCCCGGTGGGGAGCAAGGTGAGTCGCTCAACCCGCCCGGCCGCGCCACCCCTCAGAAACGCGGACCGGGAGTCGGTGTCAGCTGACCGCGCGGAGTCGGGATCGCGCGGGCTGCTCGTACCGCCAGACCTGCTGTTCACCGTCGGCGATGATCTGCGCGAGATGGTCGGCGGAGAACCGGACGTGCTTACCGAGGCGGGTGCAGGTGACTTCTCCGGCGGTGACCTTCTTCCGGAGCCAGTTTTCGGGGACGTTCAGCCACTCGGCGGCGGCCGGGATGTCCAGCAGGCCCTCGGGGTAGGTGGTGACGGGTTCAGATTTCATCGGGCACCGCCTCGGGGGTTGGGGCGAGGCTTCGGGGGCGGTGGGGCGCCTCCTGGGCGGTCGCCGTCTCTGAGTTCACGGATCTGCTCGATCTCGGCGACCGGGTGGACCGTGTGGCCTCGGTGGTAGAGCCGGGTGAGCGTTCCCTTGGCGACGTGCCGTTCGAGGGTTTTGCGGGAGTACCCGGTCAGGACTACGGCGTCCAGGACGTAGTAGCACCGGACAGTCGCACCTGTGCGACTATCTCTGATATCTACAGTCTCAACCATGCGACTGACTCTACGCCTGCATCCCGGAAAGTCGCAACCATGCGACTGTAAATTTTTGGACAGGTTCGACTGTCCAGAAGTACTAGCATGTCGCAGCGATGCGACATATGATGTGGTCATGACACCCCGAGTCTCCCTGCGGACCGAGCGCGTCCTCTCCCGGGCAGGCGCACGCCTGCGACCGACCCCCCAGACCCCGTTGCAACCTCGCGACAAGCGAACCCAATACGAGGTTAGGCATGCCGCCGCCAGATACGATGACGGCATGTCGCAACCGCACGACACCTTGGAGCAGCGCGAGGCAGCCATGGCCGCGTGGCTCACGAGCGTCGCCAGGGAGAAGAAGCGACTCTATGGCTGGAGCACAGAAGAGACCATCGAGCGCTCCTCCATCGATCGGGCGAGCTGGTACCGATGGAAGAAGATCAGCCGTCCGGGGAACATGCCGCGCCCACAGAAGCTCGACGAGTTCTGCGAGAGTCTCGGACTGGACCCTGCGATCCCCTACGGCATCCTCGGATGGGGTCGCCCCGCCGAACGCCAGCCCAAGACCGAACCGCAGCCTGAATCCGAGATCGACCGCCGCATCAGACTCCTCCGGATCGCAATCGATCGACCCGGCATCAAGGCGGAGGAGCGTCAGGAGCTTGAGATCCAGCTCGTGCGGCTGATGGCGGAGAAACGGTCAACCGAGGATGCGATCAGGGCTGCTGACGCGGCACTGAAACGCCATCGGGCCAGCTAGGACACCCTTTGAGTACCGCGCACTGTCGTACTCGATAGACGGTCGGACGTCAAGCCCGTCTTGTTCAGATGGTGGACACCCTCGGCTGAACGGTCGGTTTCGAACTACACACAGTGTCGGTAACCTGACACTTACCGTTCTTAGTGATCCGGCACACTGTGCGGCCCCTAGCCGACCACGCACTCACGGGGGACCAACATGTCCGAACTTGACCCACACCCGACCGCCAGAACTCAAGCGGTCAAACCGCCCCACAGCCTCAGCCACTTCATCATCGGAGCCATCCCGATCACCCTCGGCATGCTCCTCGTGTGGTGGCACCTGCTCGCACCCATCGTCAACCACGAACACCAAGGCGTCCTCCTCTGGATGTCCGGCCTACTATGCAGCGTCAGCCTCACGTTCTGGCTGTGGTGCGTGGTGAGGTTCGTCGAAGCCCGTTTCGCGAAGCGCAACGAGGCGGCCGACCAGCGGGCCGCCGAAGCCGCCGTCCTCGCCAGCCAGCGGCACGAGGAACTGCTCACGCTCGCTCTCGAACAGCACGAGGAACTCCTCGCGCTTACCGATCAGCGGGCACGCGAAGCCGCAGCACTCGCCACCGAACGCCACGAAGAACTGCTCGCGCTCGTCGGCAAGCACTGCCGATCCGTCCAGGCCCTCCACAAGCGCCTCGAAACCATGGAAGGCCAGCTCCAAGACACCAACAAGGCGCTCGAAGCCACCAACAAGGAGCTCGCGCACCTGCGCAAACTCATCATCGACGACGCCGCCATCCCCAGCCAGCGACTCGGCCCCAGGCCGGTGTCCTAAACCCAGTGGCCCCGGGCTCGTGGGGACCAGCCCGGGGCCACTGCCCTACCCGCGGTCCCCTCGAGAGGATCCACCGTGTGGATCGAGCAACATAAGAGCAAGTACCGCATCAGAGACCTCGTAGCCGGCAAGAAAGTCACCGTCGAATCCGGCATCCCAACCAAGACCATGGCCCGCGAGCGCAAGAAGCGCTTGGAGATCGAGCAGGCCGACCACGGGCCCGTCAAGCACGGTGCCGACAAGATGCTTTTCAGGGAATGGGCGGAGCCCTGGTGGGAGGCGCATGAGCGCACGCTCGGGTCCGAGCGCTCGAAGAAGTCCGAACGCTCGAGGTTCACCCGGCACGTCGTCGGCCGCCTCGGTCACTTGGCGGTCCGAGACCTCGATGCGTCGGTGGTCCGCTGGTGGATCGACCAGCTCGCCGAACCAGACGACGCCGACTACGACCCGGTGGGGCCGAAGTCCATCAAGAACACGCACGCCTACCTCTATATGTGCCTGGACGCGGCCGTAGCCGAGAGGGTCATCCGGGCCAACCCCTGCGGTCACTCGAAACTCCCGAAGTGGGAGCCACCGCAGCAGCGCTACCTCTCCCAGGCCGAGCTCGGTGAAGTCCTCGGCAAGATCCCGGCGCAGTGGCGGCCGGTGGCGTTCTTCATCGCGGCCACTGGGTGCCGCGTCTCCGAAGCACTTGGGGTGAAGCAGCGTTGCGTGGATGTCCTGGGGGCGAGGGTGCGGTTCGAGTCGCAGCTGTCCTACCAGAACGGTGCCTACGTGGATGTGCCGCTCAAGACGAAGGCGTCGCGCAGGACCATCGGGGTCCCGCCGTCGCTCGTGGCGATGCTCGCCGAGCGTGTCTCGATCGACCAGGGGGCGTACGTCTTCACCGCGCCTCGGGGTGGGCCGATCTTCTACGACTACTTCAGGGAGGTCTGGCAGAAGGCCCTAGCTGGCACGCCGTACGAGGGTGTGCGCATCCACGACCTCCGGCACACCCATGCCGCGCATCTCATCTCCATCGGCCGGCCCCTGACGGTGGTGCAGCGCAGGCTGGGTCACTCCTCGATCCAGGTCACCTCCGATGTGTACGGAGGGCTGCTACCTGAGGTCGAGGACGACACCGCGGCTGCCGTCGAAGGGTTCGTGTCGGGCATCGATCTTGGGGGAATCGGTGGGGGAATAGTGGGGGAACAGGACGGCGCACAACGGCCTACATCGACCGATGACGATGCAGAAGGCAAAGAGAAACCCCAGGTCGAAGCCGATTCGGCACTGTGACCTGGGGCGGGAAATGTAGCCCGGGTGGGATTCGAACCCTGACTTCCTTAAGGAATCATGCGGCTCCGTGCCAGATCAGTGCCGTCATCTGATCGCACAATGGACGGTGGTGGGGGAATAGTGGGGGAATCCCCCCGGGCAGCAAAGAGGCCGCCACCTGTATCAGGTGGCGGCCTCAGCGTTGGGGGTCAGTCCTTCATCATCATCCACCCAGTCGGGGAGGCAGTCAAGCCAAAGCGCGGCCCGGGTCCGTGGGGGCCCGGGCCGCTGTTGTCCCGCACGCTGGCGGGACACCCCGACGCGCGCGCACGCCGGGAGACTAGAGCAGCAGCGGACGATATCTCATCTCCACAGACCTGTACAGGCCTATACAGACTTCATCGTCTGTGGGGTGAGCGAATCAGTTGGCAGACAGGTATCGATCTATGTCAGGGCGGACGACCTCGAACTGTGGCGGCGCGCCGAGGCGTACGCACGTGAGCGCAGGATGCCGACCAGTGGCCTGGTGATGCTCGCCCTCGAGCGGTACCTCGATGAGGAGGATGCCGAGCCTGACGAGGACGACACGTCCCGCTAGGCGATGTCCCGGCCCCGCACGAGCCTGGGGGCTCGTCCACCACGCGGGGCGGGGGGCGGGCCGCCGCGCTGACGCGGCGGCCCGGTCGGGCGGTATCACTCCGCCCTCATCGGGAGACGTGGTCCCCGGTCTGTGGGGCCGCTACGAGGACCGTGACGGCGGCCGGGCGTACGAGACTCGAATCTGTTTCGCCTGCGCCTGCCGGCGGGCACGGAGGACCGTAGTCGCCAGCAAGAAAGGCGCGCACTTACCTGCCGGAATGTGCAGTCCGTAATGGCGGAGATGGAATCCGCACCACCCCTCGCCGTCCGCGGCGTGCACCATCTGGGTTTCCTCGGCGGCGTTCACGGCAGCGGCTCCTGGTGGTATCTGCGGAGCCTCTCGCGGAACTCCCGCTCCTGCCAAGCCCGCCACTCCTCGAACGTGGCCGGCTGCTTCGAGCGGCGGCGGAGACGGTTCAGCAAGCGACGGATCATGACCCGGTCTCCATCTTCGGCCGCGCCATGGCCGTATAGAACTTCGTGTCCCAGTGGTCGCGTTTGTACTGCTCGAGCGCGAGGCACCCAGACCGATTCCACTCGATGAAGTGCCTGGATTGGGACTCGTCGTAGCGGATGCTCCCGTACTCTCTGGGATTCTTGCCGTGATGGGTGACGACGATGCGGGCTCCGCGGTCGCCGGTGTCCTCGAGCGTCATCAGGTAGCCCTCGGTCCGCCACGAGGCGATCACTGGTCTTGGCTCTTGATCGGGTGGGCCTGCGGCCCGTACGCTGTCCGTGTGCATCAGAGCTTGCTCCTCTGGTGTGCCTATGGGAGCCCCGCCAGGTGCTATCTGGCGGGGCTCCGGGCTCTCTCACGACGTGTGGCGAGAGCCCAGGCCGCGTACTGTGACGCAGGCCGTACATTGACGGTAGAGCCGTCGGCAACCCCGTGTGAAGAGCCACGGCGGTCCGCATTTTGCGGCCCATTTATTGCGGTCCGCACAGTGAAGGCCGCATACTGTCACTATGAGTGCACAGGAACACACCGGCGGGACCGCGGCCGTCTCCAAACGAGCCCTCGGGCAGCTAATCCAGAAGACGCGCGAACGCAACGGCCTCACCCGGGCCGACGTGGCCGCGTTGATGCGCGTCGACGCGGAAACCATTCGCCGCTGGGAGATCGGCAAGATCGCGCCCAAGCCGCACACGGTCGAGACCCTGGCCGGCAAGATCCGCGCCACCCCCGAAGAGCTCAGCCAGATGACCAACCTGTCGATCAACAGCAAGGGCAGGAGCCTGTTCGAGGGCAACAACGTCCCCCCGCATCTGCGGGCGTTCTACGAGTCGGAGGCCATCGCAGACCGCATCAGGTCCATCGGACTCGAGTACCTGCCCGGACTGCTCCAGACCCGCGCCTACCACCTCGCTACCCAGGAAGCCCAAGTCCCCATCGAACCCCAGCGGGCCCAGGATCTCCGGGAGCTGCGCACGCGGCGGCAGGAGATTTCGTTCGGTCGGAAACCGATGCCGCACATGGAGTTCCTCATCAGCCGGGCCGCGCTCATGTACCTCGACGAATACCCCGAAATCCGGGAGGAGCAGGTGCGGCGGCTGCTGGAGGTCTCGGCGATGCCGCGGGCCGAAATCCGGGTGGTGACCGGGTTCCACGCCTCCATGTTGAACGCCTACACGATCCTGCATCTGCCGCAGGCGACCGGATCCCGACCGTTCGCGTATGTCGAGGCGATCGACGGAGGCCGCTACGTTGAGGGCCACGTAGTGTCTGAGTACCTAGCCGCATTCCAGCTGGCCTGGGAACACCAATCCGTGACAATTGAGGAGGTTCTGGGATGACATCCCCGTGGCGCAGGTCCAGTCGCTCCGGCGACCAGGGCGCTAACTGCGTCGAAGCTCGAACTCAAGATGGGCGCTTTGGGCTCAGAGATTCCAAGCTCGGTGATGCTTCGCCGATTCTGGAACTCGAGGCCCGGGAGTTCATGAGTTTGCTGCGCGTCGCCCAGCGCTGATCTAGCTACGACCGGCAGGATCAGGCAGAGCGACGGCAACAGCCACACGTCTCGACCAGAGTAGCGCCCCCTGGTGACAACCGGGGGGCGCTTCGTGCTTGCCCGGGGAGGCTCAACCCCGCCCCGTGTTGCATAACTTATGTAAGTCATGTAATGTCGACGCATGAACACGATCAAAGCCTCCGAACTCCCACGCAAGGCAGCCGAAGTCCTCCAGGCCGTCCGCACCGGAGGCACCGTGGTCATCACCCACTACGGCAAACCCATCGCCCAGATCACCCCCTACAAGGAGACGACCATGTACACAGTCGAGATCCAGGCCACCGACGATGGCGAGATCTGGCAGACCATGGACCCCACCCCCGAGACCATCAGCGAGGCCGTCGCCGCCGAGATGGGTTACGCCGATGCTGCCGACGTCGCCCGCGACACCGCTCGCCACCAGGACCTTGCCGAGGGCGACGGCTGGCGCGTCCGCGTCTGGTCTGGCGAAGAACCCGACCTCGGTGCCGAGCCCGACGGCGAGTGCTACTGGCACGAGGTCGAGGCCGAATTCAAGCGATAGACACGACAACGGGCAGCCCGGGTCACCTTCCACAGATCCCCGGGCCGCCCTCTCCCATCCGAAACAGGAGTAAACCCATGGTAGACGTCCTCACCCTCGACGACCTCGACACCATCACGCCCCAAGAGCTCCAGGCCCGCGCCCGAGAGCACTACCTCGCGAACCTCGAACTCGGCTACCAGATGACCGGCGCCGAACTCGGCGAGAAGTTCCACCGCTCCGAACGGTGGGGCCGCCTCCGCATCGCCGAGGCCACCGAGGAGCCCAGCCCCGTCCTGCCCGACACGGAACCGTGCCTGCCGCCGGTCTGGACGCCCCCGGCCGTGACCCCGCCTTCCCCGGTTGCCGTCCCGGCAGCCCGGCACGCCGAGGCTCCTGCCGCCGTTGCCGTGCCCCGCAAGCCCATCACGGTCTGGCCGGTGTGGCTCCTCATGGCCCCCGCCGCCGTCGCCATCTGGGGAGGCTGGGTCGGCCTCGGCGAACTCGCCGGATTCGGGCCCGTCCGCCTCCTCCCCGGCATCGCTGATCAGGTCGTTATCAACTCCGCGATCACACTCCCGATCGGCATGGAGACGTACGCGGCGTACGCGCTGTACGTGTGGCTGTCGGGGAAAGCGCGCGGCAAGGCGCGGCGGATGGCGCGGAACTCGGCGATTGCCGCGATGGCTGTGGGCGCGCTCGGGCAGATCGCCTACCACGTGATGGCCGCCGCCGGAGTCGGTGTCGCGCCGTGGTGGATCACCGCTGGCGTCGCTTGTCTGCCGGTGGCAGTGCTCGGGATGGGCGCGGCACTCGCCCACATGGTCCGCGCCGAAACCGCGGCACACACCGAACTCTGAGAGGATCAGACCATGGAAGACGACTACACGCCGCCGCCTGGGATGGACGGCCTGATACGTGCCCTCGGCCGGAAAAAGCGGGAAGACGCAGAGTGGGAAGCGCACCTTGAAGAGCAACGTCTCCGGTTCGAGAATGCGGCAGCTGACCGACGGCAATTCTTGACGCACTGCCAGCCCGCGACCCTCATGGAGTACACCGCGTGGATGATCGGGTACCTCCAGCGGGGCGGCGAGCCCAGCCACGTCTACGACTACCCGTTCGCGCGGGCCCAGGCCGACTGGTGGGTGCTGGCCGAGACTCCCGGTACCGAATTCCCGCCGCTGTATGGCGCGCAGTCTCTGCACCTCATCGTCCCTTCCGCCGGTGTCCAGTTCGAGCCTGCTGAGCTCGGTCACTCGACGGTCTACTTCATGGACGGGTTCGGCCTCGTTGGGGACTTGGTCCCGGTCTACAGCGACATGCTGCCTGTTCTGGCGGGCTAGCTGTAGGACCCCTCAGTTCGTCCCGGCGTGTCAACCCTGCCGATCCGCCCCGGCGGGTTAGCCTCGACGTGCGTGGTCGGTTCTTGGTCTGGTGGGATCGGTCGGCTCGCACAGGAACGGCCCCCGCCTCCCTCGGGAAGCGGAGGTCTTCGTCTTTCATCGGTCTTACGCTGGGGTTGTGGATCTGCCTGCACCGATGCTGCCCACCGCGGGGCCTCTGCCGACCGGGCCCGCGTGGGCGCACGAGATGAAGTGGGACGGCATCCGCATCGTGGCCGGGACCCACCGCGGGCAGTTGCGGATGCGGACCCGGCAGGGCAACGACGTGCCTCCCTCGAAGTTTCCTGAGCTGGCCTCCCTGGCTGAGGCCGTCGACGACGTCATCCTCGACGGCGAGCTCACCGTGTTCGACGGGAAGCATCCCGATTTCGGTGCCGTCATCAGCCGACTCCGAGGCCGACCAGGACGCGCCGCGGCACTTGCCGAGACACAGCCCTCGACCGTGATCGTGTTCGACGTCCTGCGCCTGGACGGCGTCGACCTCCGCGGCAGCCCCTACATCGAACGGCGAGCGATCCTCGAAGGCCTTGAGCTGCCTCCGTTGTGGCTGGTGCCGCCGACGTTCAGCGACGGTGCCGCGGCCGTGGCGGCTAGCCTCGAGCACGGCCTGGAGGGAGTAGTCGCTAAGAAGCTGACCAGCAAGTACGTCAGCCGCCGCTCCCGCGCCTGGATCAAGCACCGGCATGAGGGGATCATCGACGCGGTTGTCATCGGCTGGCGCCGGACCTCCGCCGGCGGGCTCTCGCTGTTCCTCGCCGAGCCGGGACCGGGCGGCCTGGTCCACACGGGCCGCTGTACCGCTCCGAGTTCCCTGCTGGAAGTGCTCGCACCGCTGGCAGTACCGTCGCCGCCGGTTCCTGTCGCCGTTGCGCCCGTTGGGGTGCAGTGGGTGCGACCGGCACTGCAGGTTGAGGTGACCGCGGCGTCGCGGAGTCCGGGTGGGCGGTTGCGGCATCCTCGGTTCGTCCGGCCCCGGCTAGACCAGCTCGAGTAGGCCTCCTGTAGGACACGACGAGAGCCCCACCGTCCGAAGACGGTGGGGCTCTTTAGTGGCTGAGAGCCGCCGCCCCACCAGGGCGGCGGCCCGGGGGCCAGTCCTCTCTAGCCTACTCGGCGGAGGTCTAGACGGCGTTTCGGAAGTCCAGGTTCCGCAGTGCGGCGGCGAATGCCTCTGCGTTCTCGGCGTTAGCAGCCTCCACTCGGACGGTCACGTTCGCGCTGGAGCCACGCTGCTTCCAGGTCTTCACGGCCGAGAGGACCTGCGTGAGTGCACCGAGGATGGCGACCGCGGAGACACCGTACTGCTCCGCCTCCTCAGCGGTGATGAGACCGAAGGAGCCAGCCGCGGCCAGTAGGGCCGCGACGACACCATAGATGGCGGTGCGCTGTTCGTTGGACATGGGATTCTCCTTGGTAAATTCGAACGTATGTCGGAAGATGTTGGGACGCTGATCAGGGACCACGCCGTGCGCGGCACGCGCCGACGCTGGGAGTCGGCGGGGGTCGCTCCATGGGACCGGTGCGTCGTCGCCGCGGGGGAACTCGACGACGGCCGCTGGTACGTCGAGCGTCAGCACCACCCGACTGTCGGGCCAGCGAAGGCACAGGTCTACGACACGGAAGGGGACGCACTCCATGTGGCGCGCGCGGTCATGGCCGCCGCCGCCCAGGTGCTCAACCGGCCGTTTGTGTTCGTTGAGACCGGACAGGATTAGTCCGCTGTCGAACCAGCCGGGATACACGTACTGATGTCAGTCGGCGGACCTGTCGTCAGGACCGTGATCACCCCGTACTCCCACCCCGGGTCGCACCGTTGGATCGGGTGCGCCTCGAAGTAGGCCGCCAACTCAGCCTGGATCCGTTCGGACGTCAGCGGCTCGGCATCCTTACCGTCAGAACCATCGGTCCCATCCCTCCCTGGGGGACCGGACGGGGGAGGGTTAGCCGCGAAGTACACGGCGACCGCTTCAAGAATCTGCCCCTCAGTCGGTGGCGGACCCGGTTCACCTGGCGCTGGTGGATGATCCGCCAAGTAGTTGAGCACCGCCGCAGCGATCTGCGCCGGACTGGCGTCCTCGCCGTCCTCGACAGGATGCGCCCGGAAATACGCCTCAACAGCTTCGAGAACCTGCTCATCCGAAGGACCCACCGGCGTGGGCGCTACAGCATCTGGGTCGTCGATCAGCTCGTCCGGCTCGGGCGCGACCGGAGTCTCACCGCGGTTCTCCGCGGCCTCCTGCTCAGCCGACAGCGCCTCAGCTAGAGCATTGATCTGCTCCGACTGGTGCGCCATCTCCTCCGATTGACGGGCGACTTGAGCGAACGTCCACGTCGCCACAATCGCGACCATCGCGCACACTGCCGCCACCGCCCAGTCTCCGAGGCGGCGTCTCGCAATGCGGCTCATGTGACCGCCAGAATGATCATGACCGTCATAGAGACCACTGGCAGGACGACACTCGCGATAGCCCACCTGCGCGCTGCTGTCCGCTCGGACTCGGCCCGCTTTATCTCGGTCTCCAACGTCGCCACGCGGTATTTGAGTGCCTCGTGGTTGGCGTTGTATACCTCGCGTGGCAGGAGCGAACTGAGCTGTCCCTTGATCTCGACGAGGTCCTCTTTGAGGTCCGCGCGGAGCTGTCGGATCTCGCGTCCGATTGCTTCATCGGCCACGATCACCCCCTGACTAGGCACGGCTGGCACACTCGGCTACTCGCCGGCCCCGGACAGCCGCACTGCGAGCTGGTCGACGATCTCCTGCGCAGTAGCCCCGCCGGAGGCGAGGTCGCGGAGCTCAGCGAGGAGGGCGGCGTCGCGCTCGGCGTCGGCGGTGGCGGCCGTGTTGATCGCGGCGAGGATCGCTTCGGTGTCCAGGCCTTGCACTGCCGCGAGGATCGCGGCCTGGCCCGATCGGATCGCACGCACATCCGCGCGAGTGCCGCGCAGATGCGCGTACGCGTCCTCCTTCGTCAGCTTCTCGTTCGTGTAGCTCCACACGTCGATTGCGCTCGGCATGTCATCCTCCAGTAGGGCTCTCAGGGCAGCCGCGGAGTCGTCTCCGTAGATGCCGTCTTCGGTGATACGGGCGAGGCGTTGCAGGGTCTTGACCGCAGCGGTGGTGGCCGGGCCGTAGTCCCTGTCGACGGCCAGGCGAGCGTCGACAGCCTCGTTGAGGTTTGATTGGAGCTTGCCGACCTCGGTGCCTTCGTCGCCTTCGCGGAGCGTCGGCTCCGCCACGCTCGATGGCAGCGAGGGGGCAGAACCGCCTTCGAAGTAGCGCTTGAACAGCCCGACCTTGTCGCGGGCTTCCGAGTCGCGGTGGTAGCTGATGTGGGTGTGGTCTAGGTGGGAGTCGTCGCCGGATGTGCGCTTCCCCAACCGGTCCCACCGTTTGACGGTTTTCCCGTCGGGCGAGTAGATGACCTCGCGGATGTCCTTCGTGTCGGCGGTCCCGGCCTTGCACTGCTGGACCAGCCAGACACTGAACGTGCGGAGGTTCTTGTTGCCCTTCGTGAACTTTCCGATGTCGAGAGCCGAGGCAGCGTCAGTGCGGTGACCTGAGTCGCGAGTGGACTCCGTCCATGCGTAGTCGGACAGGACCCCTTTGACGATCCGGCGTCGGTCCCACCCGCAGTGGTAGCCGCCGCGGTGGGCTTCGTCGCCGATGATCCCCAAGGACACCCAGGGGAGTCCGGTCTGTGCGCGCAGGTACACCTGGGCGGCCTTGATGGATGCGGGAGCGTACGTCATGGCGTCTCCTCAACTGGGGCAGTGGGTTCGAGGGCTGCGACGCGCTCAGTGAGCGCCGTGAGGGACTCCTGGAGCGCGGTGATCTGCTCGGCTTGCTGCTGCACGACCGGGACAAGCGCGGCCGACACCCGGTCGTAGCGGATCGACACCGGCAGGCCCTCCGCGTCGTACTCCACGAAGTCGCTCAGACCCAGCGCATCAAGCTCCTCCGCGACGAACCCGACCTCGCGCGGCGCATCCTCAGGCGGGGCGACGAGTTCACCAGCCCTGCACTCATCCGCCGTGTGCTGGGCGTGCGCCCATTCAGGGCACTGCATCGGAGCCGGCCCCGGCAGCCACGTCCGCGGCCGCAACTGCAGCACCACCGCAGGGTCGACATCGAGGTCGCGGATGTCGGTCTTGACCCGCTCAGTCGACGACACCCACGTGATCTGGCCGGTCGTCGTGTCCATGCGGACGTTCGCCGTCCCCGAACCGGACTGCGGCCGGATAAACGTGCCGGTGACGCCGCCGATCGCGGCCTGACCGCCGAGCGAGAGGAGCTGCGCGAAATCGGTGCCCTCAGCGAAAATGTTGACGGTCCCGGTGCCGCGGATGTCCACCGTTTCCGAGCGGAAGTCCAATTCGTCGGCGTACGCCTGGAACGACGCTGCAGGAGTGACCCCGCCGACGATGACCTGGGAACCGCCTGCGGTGTCCTGGATTCGGAAGACGTTGTTGCCTTCCTCGTCGAACATCAGCATCCCGTAGGCGATGACGCCTGTGGAGTTGCCGATGTACCCGAAGTAGGCGGCATCCCCCCCAGAGGGGTACCGGACGACGATGCGGGATCCGCCCTGGACGGCGAGGAGACCGCCGCCGTCGAGCGTGATGTCGGCGCCGTTTTCGACGACGACACCACCAGTGCCGATCGTGGTGGCTTCAGAGGTGCGGGCGGTGCGGCCCTGCTGGTTACGGCGGCGATCAGCATGCATATCGCGGCCACCCGCATCCGGGGCGGCAGCATCAGAGAACACCATCACGCCTCCAGTTCAGGGTCAGCCATCAGCCGCGGTGTCCACGTCCCGGCTTTCGGGTCAGCGGACCAGCCGACCATGCGCCGCTCGCCCACCAGTGGGGCGTCGATGTTCCCGGGCCCGGTCAGACGGTGTGAGACCATGTCACCCAGCAGGCAGTCCACGCCCAGCCGCGGATACGACGCCAACACTGCGTCGATCTCCAGGACCGTCGCGCCGCCTTTCACGGCCTGCAACCGGGACGACGCGTGCGTGAACAAGAGGGCGGGATCGGTGATGTTGTTGCCCGGTTCGATCACCATTTCCACCACCGGAGCCCCACTGGTCAGCGGGGCCGTGTCGATAGCGGCATCAGAAGCAGGCTGCGAATCACCCTGACCAGGACCGATCGCCACGACATGGTTGGCGTACACACTCGACTGCCAGGAGCGTTTCTCCCGGTACCCCGTCGCCGACCCCGCATCAGTGTCGAACATCGCCGCCGGGGTCCCGGTCACTCGGCCGATCCGGCGTTTGATCCGCGCAACCTTCACCACGCGGGTCATGGAGGCGTCAGCCCAGTCCAGGGCGATCTCGAACTCCAGGCCCTGCTCGCACAGAGCACGCATCGCGTCATACACCGTGGTCCGGTCCGTCGCCTTGTACTCGATGTCGATCAGTTCACCGGTCAGCTCAACGTCGTACTCGAGCCCAAGCCCCTGCCACTGGCCGTCGAGGGCTTCGGCCTGCAACGCCACCTGGTACGCGACCTGCGCCCGGTCCACGCCAGGGAACGACAGGTCCCGGACGCGGCGCTTCACCCAATACCCCTCAGGCGTGCACGTCGGCACCGACATGGTCGAGTCCGAACCCGCGATCCGGTCCGTGGGGATACCCATCCACATCGGCAAGTCGTTGATGACGCACACCAGCGCCGCCGAAGCACCGTCAGTGCAGGCCCGGATCTGCTGGATCGGGACATGCGCGTTACTGCCGTCCGTCAACGGGATCGACATGGTCGCGTTCGCGTAGGCACTCAACTGCCGGTTGGGCTGCCCAGCGATGTCGGGGATTTCAGCGATGATCTGACCGGTGGTCTGATGCACGCCCAGCCAGGTCACGGACTGGCGGATGACCGGGACGGCGATGGCCGGCGGTGCCGGCGGGAGCGGATCGGGCGGTGCGGCGGTGGTGACGACGATCGACTGCGAACCCCACGGGGACGACCCGGCCCAACCCGTGAGGGAGATGCTGATCTGGTCGCCGTCATCGACGACGCCGACAGTGCCCCACTGGTCCCGGCCCGGTTGGTATCCCAGGTCGTAGAAGGTCGTGTCACCACTAGGGGTCGCGTCGATGGAGGCGCACAGCATGACCGGGAACCCGCCGAACGGGTTGAAACTCGGTGAGCACAAGCCGAGTGAGTGGATGTCGGCGGTCACTTGGACCATCGACTGGTTCCACATGCGCGTCCCGCCCGAGGCGGGTACGGGGGTCGTGGAGAGGAACTGGGCGAGCTCGTCACGTTCGTACGTGAAACTGCCCCAGTTGTGGCCGGAGAGGGAGGTGTGCAGCCACGGTGTGGGCATCAGCCACACCAGCGCCTCAGCGGTCGTGGTCTGCAGGAGGCTCTTGAACCACTGCTTCTGGGACTCGCCGAGGATGGTCTTGGTGGGGCTGTCGACCTCGGCGCCGTCGGAGCGGTTGTACCGCGTGTCGGAGAGGACGTAGAGGACGCGGCCCATCTGCCACGACTGGTACGTCGAGCCGGAGGGTTCAGGGGTCGGGTAGTGCGCGACCCGCTCTCGGTACGCCTGCGCTGCAGCGGCTTTGCCGACGTGCAGGCCGTCGCTGAACACACCGGTGTATCCGTAGTCGTGGTTGTCCCACATGTACTGGAATGGGACCTCGCGGTACAGCTGGTGCTGACGGGACTGCGCGAAGATGTCGGTGTAGAGACGACGGTAGTTGTCGAGCGAACCGCCGCCGACGACGCCGTGGTCGCCGGTGCCGAGGTCGTAGTAGGCGATGTCGCCCAAGTGGCAGACCAGGTCCGGGTTGGAGGCCCGGACTGTGTCGAATGTGGGGGCGTTCGAGATCCTGGTCGGGACCAGTTCCGTGCCCGACCCGGGGTAGACGGGGGCGAGACCGGCGTCGCCGATCGTCGCCACCGTGTGCGACCAGGGCGTCCCCACCGGGGCGTGCGTGCGGAACTTCCCCTTCGTGGCCGTGTCCAGGACGCCGTTGTCCTCGACCCCGAAGTAGTACTGCGTCGTCGCGGACAGCCCTGTAACCGAGAACCGGTGCGCCCCATCCGACGAGACACCATCAGGCGTGAACCAGGTCGGTTGCGACAGGTCCGACTGCTCCGAGACCGCGAGCCGGGCAGTGGAACCGGCGATCCGCGCGACCACGCGGGCACTGCTCGGCCCCACCGCACCGACAGTGAGCGACACGGCAGCCACTAGGCCTCCATGATGGTGCCGCCGCCGACGATCGCCAGGCCGGCCACCAAGTCACTGCCGACGATGTTCGAGACGGAACCCAGGCCGTTGTCCATCAGCACCCGGTCCAGCGTCGTACCGGTACCGGTAGTGAATGACTCCCAAAGCCCGTCACGCAGCGCCGGAGTCGGGGATCCCTTCACGTGGAGGCCCCCGGTTTGGTTCATCACCCGCGATGGGGCGAACGGGGCCGTCATCTGGACGACCGAAGACCCTGAACCGGCCGTAGAGATAACCGCATGGAATTTGAACTCGACCGCTTTCGGTCCAGTCCGCATCCAGCGTCCGACGTTGCTCGCGAACGTCGCCGACCCGATGCCGGTCCACGTCGGCGTATAGGCGGTCCAGTTCGTGACGGCAGAACCGCCGGTCGTAGCTAGCCAGTAGTTGTAGGCGGCCTGGGAGGCTACGGGTTGGAGCGCGGCCCCGTCCCACCGGTACAGCGTGTCGGTGTCCCACCGGTCCACATAGGCGCCCTCGGGCATACCCGTCGACGGCAGCTCGGTCGAGTTGCGAGCGATGAGGATGCCGGGGCCCCCATAGAACTGGGCGGGAGTCTGAATCGAAGGCGCCGGTGACCCTCCTGCGGGGACGAGGATCGTCGCCAACCGCAACCGGCCCGGCAGCAGTGTCGGAGCGGTGGGGGACGACGCCGGGGCCCCAGCCGTGTACAGCACCGGAGGGACGCGCCGCTGAACGGACCCGTCCTCGTCGTCGTCCTGGATGTATACGTCCAGGGCGTCAAGCCGCGGGTTGGAGCCATCGGCGGCCGTCAGCGTCCCTTCGGTCCGTTCGATCGCCACCGGGTACGGGCCCGAAGTGGAGGTCTCCCGCGGGTACATCCACGCGAGGGTCTCCGCGACTGTCCACGTCGTACCCGACAACGTCACGGCCGCAGTCGAATGCGGTCGCACCCCAGTCCGGGCACCCCACCGGTCCGCCGACGCAGGATGCGCGTTGATCGCGCCAAGGCGGCGCCAATCGGAAGCCGCGTAGGACGGGGATGCAGGGCGGACCTCCGCACCACCCGTCGACGCGAACGTAATCAACTCCCCGCCAGGCGTATCGCTCACCTGGAACGAGTTCGTGACCGGGTTGCGGACGTAGTACTCCGCGCCGTCCACCAGCACACCAATAGCTCCACCAGACGTGGCGGTGAACTCCACGATGTCGCCCGTGGCGAGACCGTGCGCGGCAAGGGTGATAGTGCCGTTCGTGGCGATCGTCGCCGTACCCAGCAGTGTGGTTCCGCCGGTGTTCATCCAGCCCGCGATATTGGGCACAGGACACCCCCATGTTCTGTTGAAAGTCGGTGAAGAAGAAAGGCGTCAGAGCCAGGCGGAACGGGCGGACATGGTCAGCTGCGCGTCCGTGTTGTACTCCCCGCCGCCGAAGCGGACCGTAGAAACGCCAGGCAGGAGCGGGTAGGCGTCCATGTCCCACGTCGCCCGGCCCCGCTGGTTCGACGCCGGATCGTCGTTCAGCAGCGCCTGCCGCGAGATTGAGTCGACCGTGATCCACTGGCCCTCAGCCAGCTCCAGATCGAACCGGACGCTTTGAGTGGTCCCATCGGGGCGGCGGACCAGCACCCACGGCTCCACCACCGGGCCATCAATCCGCAGCACCAGCGGCGCCGCCGTCGTCCCCGCGTTCGTGAACGACAACGCCCCACCAGCCAGACGGCCCGGGATGACCATCGGAAGGGTCAACCCGCCCCGGAACGTCCGAGGCCGGATCTTCGCCGTCCCGTTCACCGTCCACGTCTTCGATGTGGAATCCGCGAACGACGTCACCCACGGCGTACGCGACGTGAAATCAGGGTTCGCAACCAGCGTCCCCGCGATACCCGAATACACCTGCGCCGCAAGAATGTTCCCCGTGGTCAGCACCGCAGTACCGTTGTCGACCGAACCGACCTCCAACGGGGCAGTCCCCGCATGAATTGACGTCACCCCAGCAACAGGCGTGTTCGTCCCCAACTGCGTCCACGGCCCCGCAATCGACGGCGCCGTATAGAACGTCACCACCCGCTGAGCCGACCCGTTGTCCACGTCGATCGTCGCCCGCACCGCCAACCGGCCGGCCGTGACCGGGACCGTGGCCGTCGAGTCCGCGTTCAGCAGGGCAGTGCCATCCGGCGACCACGTGAACCGCATCGTCCCCGTCGAGTTCAACCGCAGCCGGTATGACCGCTGGTTCCCGGTGGTCACGTACCGCGCCAGCAACGTCTGGTCAACTCCAGCAGCCCAAGACGGCAAGTCAGCGTCAACCCGCAGATCCAAGTCCGAAGTGATTTGCAGCGACGCATGGTTCGGAGTCGAGGAATAGGAACCTGACACGCCGGTCAGCTGCAGCTGTGTCGTCGCCACCCGCGCCGGGATCGTCAACCCGCCACGCTGCACCGGCAGACCAGTGGACTGCGACGTGAGGTCAGAGGCGTAGATCCGAGGGTCAGGCGCGATAAACGCGCACTGCTCCACGCTCTTACCCACCGACAGGTTGTCGGTGGAAACCCGCACTTGGGCAGGGCGACCGAACATCAGAAATTCGGTCCCGCCCCACTCGAACCGGAGCTCCACCATCTCGCCCGAAGCGCCTACCGCCGAGAACGCCAACATCAACTGCTGATGCGCCGCCAGCCATGACGCCTTAGTCCCACCCAACCGGTTGATGGATACCGGAATCAGGACCGTCGCAGCGTCAGTCCACTCCGCCCCAACCAAAGACCCATGCGCATAGGGGCGTTCCACAGTCTGCGGAGTACGGATCGACCTCGACCACGGATCCCATCCAGGCAGGACCGTATACGCAGTCCCTGGGCCCATCAACAGCGTCGAACCGGACCGGCGAATCTCAACTTGGTCAGCCAGCAGGGCCATCTACACCGCTCCCGCCCACTCGAGCTCGTTCGTGACCTGCCGCAAATCGAAACGCTCGTTGACCGCCTCAATGTTCAAGTTGTTGACCGTGATGCCTGCACGTGTACTCGGCGCCGAGTGCGACATGCCCACAGACCCGGACTGTGCGAACCTCGTCTGCCCGGCCAGGACCGCGGACCGCATCGCCTCTATAGCGTCATGCCCGCCAGCCGCATCAACCTCAGCCCGCGTCCACACGTGCTCGCCAGGCGTCAACACCGCCGGGACCACATCCCCGGCTCCCAGCGGCCCACCAACAGGACCACCAGTGGAGTAGGGGACTGATGCGCCCCCGCGGGGAAGGAAGTCCCGCCAGTCGCCGTTGGAGGTGTAGTTAAACGAGATCGTCACCGTCCGCTGGAGGCCCTCCAGCCACCGCTTCACCGCTTTCGCCCGGTCGATCACCGCTTGATCGCCAGACAACGTGACTTTCGCGGGGTACTCGTCGGAGAACTCCAGACCAGCTTCCCGAGCGTCTTCAAATCCGCCCTCGATCTCCGAGGTGGAACGGTTCGAGTTCGCGGCGACGAACGCAATCGCCTCCGAATACGACATACCCGACGCCATCAGCGCATCAACAGACGCCTTCGACGCGAGAACGAACGCGGCGTAGTCGGCTTCCATACCAGCCAGTTCCAGGCCGTTCTGGGCAGCCATACGGCCCGTGTCCGTCGTCAGGTCAGCGTTCACGTTCGCGAGGTCGTTGCCCATCTGTTGGCCGGCGTCACGGGTCGCGAAGAACTGTTCCTCAAGCAGTGCGATCGCTTCCGCTCCGAGCCCGGCCGCCTCCGCTGCGTGCAGCAGCTCAGGAGGCAGGTCACCACCCGTCGCCTTCGCCATCTCACCTGCCGCGGCAGCAGCAGCCAGATAAGCCTCAACGAGCGCCATCTCAGCTTCGATAGCTTCCTCAGACGAGGCACCGTGCTCGTCCACGGCCTCGTTGTAGGCGGTCTGCGCGTCCTCATACGCCTGCATGGCACGCACCGCGGCGAACACCGGGTCGACCTGTGCACGGAGCTCGTCAGCGAGTTCCTGAAGCGCAGCGACGGACGCGCCGACCTTGGCCGTAAACTCCTCCTGCGCTGAAGCAGCCTGCTCGTTAGCGGCACCCTGCTTCTCCGCCTCAGCCGCATACTCATCCATCAGCGGCAGAATCAGAGCAAGCTCATCCTGCGACAACCCAGTCGCTCGCCCCACCAACAGCAAGGCCTCGCTCGAGTCCATGCCCTCGACGACCAGCTGCGCCAACGCTTTGTCGAGAGTGTCGACTGCGCTCGTGAACGCTTCCGCGTCGCCGCTCCCTTGCCGGACCAGATTCGACAAGTTCCCCTGCTCATCGGCCATTTCCCTGGTAACCCAGACGGCGCCGTCAAGAACTTCGACGTACTCCTTGCCGGTTTCCGTCAGGTCGGCCCAGCCGCCTCGCTCGGAACTGAGTTCGATCAGGTCCATCGCTTCGCGCAGGGGCCCAGTGATGCCAGAGAAGTCAGCTTCCTGGATCTTGAACGTCCGCCCAAGGATCTGCAGGTTCTTCAAGTCCTCCGCGAGCGTGTTCACGTCCACGGACGCTTCCTCGGACTCTCCGGCAAGGCTGGAGACCGCCGTGGCGATGAAACCGATACCAGTCAGGACGATCCCGACTGGACCCAGCTTTTTCAGCGCCAACGCGAACGCACCGACCGCGAGCGCAGCCTGCTGGATCGGGGCCGGGAGGGCACTGAACATGGAGACCATGCCGCCGACCAGGCCGATCGCGACCTCCACGAACGGCATCAAGGAATTGATCGCGAGCGTCAATCCCTCACCGATCTGAACGGCCAGCGCCGCGAGCTGCGGAATCAGCGGGGCGACGGCGGACAGCAGGTCCATCAAGGCGTCCCGGAACACGGGGGAGGCCGCGGCGAGACCGAGGACCCCCGCAGCCACGGGGTTGATCGAGGCGGCCAGGCCGCCCATGCCGATGGCCGACAACGCCGATGCCGACCCTGCCGCCGCGGCGGCAGCGCCGAACGCGGTCAACACCGGTGCACCAGCCGAGAGCGAATCCAGGATCGCGACGATGTCGATGTCGGCAATGACATCGGAGAATCGCTGCATCGCCTCACTGGCGCGAACGAACGCGGGTTCGGCCTTCTCGGACAAGACCGCAATCGCCGGGCGCAGCACCGACTCGAACGCCCTGAGCGCATCCGCCGCATCGTTAGCCCACTGGACCGCCGCACCACCCCCATCGGGGTCAATGAACGGTTCAGCGATAGCAGAGCCGACGTCTCGCATCGCGCCTTTGATACGGTCCGTCGCACCGACCCACGTCTCACGCAGACCTTCCGCGGCGCCCGCATACTTGGTGCCCATCTGGGAGACCAAGGTGTCCATGAACTCGCCGGCGTCGACCGTCCCGGCGGAAATGCTCTCGCGGATGTCGGCCGCGGTCAGGCCCCAGGCCTCCCCGACAAGGGTCGCGGCATCGATGCCGCGCTCTGCGAGCTGGTTGAGGTCCTCTCCAGTGATCTTCCCCGTGGAGGACAGTTTCGCGAGGATGAGCACGACTTCCTGGATCGACTGTGCCGATCCGCCCACCGCGACAACACCGTCCTGGAGGGACTGGAACGTCGGAATGACCTTCTCGGCTTCGACACCGAAACCGATGAGTGTCTGCTGCGCCTCAATCCACATCTGCCGAGGGAACGGGGACGTTCGCGCGAACGCCGCTAGTTCCTCCATCTGCGCAGTGGCCGCCTCAGCCGACCCCAGTAGGGTCTCCAGGGCACTGCCGGCGGTCTGCTGCAGCGAGTTGTAGGCGACACCAGCCGAAATGGCCTGGGTGGTCATGCCCGCGAGGGTCCCCAGGCCCACGGCCCCGATCGCGCCGAGTGTCGCCCCGAGATCGGCGCCGACGCGCTGCAGTCCCTGCATGGCCTGTTGGGCTGGACCGAGTTGGCCTGCGGCGTCAGCAATCGACCGGGTGGCGTTCGCGGCCTTGTTGGCGTTCTGGACATAGTCCCCAACGACCAGGCTCAACTTGACTGACATACTGCGCTCGACGGGAGGCAACGGACACCCCCTCTAGCGGTATTGGTCCTGGTCGTGCACACTGTGTGGATGGTCGATTACGAGTTCTCGACGGTCACCATCACTCCCGCATCGATGACCAAACGCCCGCGGTTCGCGAAGAAACGAGCCGAAGAGCTAGCGGCGATCGAAAAGGACGGGTGGGAGATCGTCGACATCGAACCGGAGCGGTTCCTCCGCCGCGGCGACAAGGTCACGGTCAAACGGCGACGGACCCAACTGGGGCAGCCGCTGTTCTAGGCCGGGCTCCACTCACGCAGCGGCTGATCCGGCGGACGCGTATCAATGAGCCACCGCTTCTTCTCAGGCTGGAACTCGCTGTCACTCTCGCTGTCACGTCGCATCGCAGCGCAGCCCTGACACGTGGCCTCATGCACCTCGTAATAGCCCTCAGAGTCCGGGTTCCAGCTCTCGTGTTTCGGCTGCCCACAGCCAGGGCAGCGCATGTCCTCAGCCAGAATGGAAGCAGCAGCAAGGACCCGGTCCGTGAACGTCCAACCCTCACTCGGGATGGCTCCGCGGAGGATTACTCGCGGGGGGACGCTCCACGCGCGCGCTGTCCGGACTTCGACCGCGATGTGGCTCCACCTCGGGTCGAGGAGGAGCCGCGCGACAAAGGGGCCTGCACCGCCGGCGCCGTCGACGTCATCTCCTTGTACCGCTGGTACAGCTCGATCGTGGCGGCGTTCCCGCATTTCTCCTGGATTGCCGCCAGCCGCTGCCCGCCGAAACCACCGGGACCGAGCGGGATCTCTCTGCCGTCGGCGGTTTCGACACGGATGATGGACTCCGCCACCACATGCATCGACAGCGTCTCGTAGTCGTCGGGGTTGTCCTTCAGGTCAAGGTCGAGCTCTCCGATCAGCCGCTTCCGCAGGGCCTTCCGGTGGTCTTCGGTCCGGTCCTGCATAGTGACGACCAGCATCGACTCGAACAGTTCCCGGTTGACCCTGTCGAGATCGGCTTGCACCTGCTCCGGGGTGCGATCGTCCAGGCCGCGGTCATCAGGAGCGATCCTGCGGGTGATCTTCAGTTCCTCTTCGAGCCGGGTCCGCTTCGCGAGCAGGTCGCCCCGTTGGACGATCCTCGCTGTAGTCGTGATGCCAGTGGCGCCGTCGATCCAGGCGTCCAAGTCGAAGTCGGCGATGGCAGGCTGATCCGTCATGATGTGCTCCCAGGTTCCCAGGTGGAGTGAGTCCCGCCGTGCAGCACCTGGGAGGCTGCACGGCGGGCGTTCTAGACGTAGACCTCGATGTCGACAGCAGCGGTGGTGTCGGACGACAGCACGTCCACGTAGTTGTCTTCCGGATTGGCGTAGACGCCCGTCGCCCGGATGACCCGGGTCTCGCTGGCGGGGATGCTCACGGTCCGGTCGGTGACGGCAAGACCGTCGACGGTCTGGTGCGTAGTCAGCGTGATCGTGATCGATCCTGCGGTGCCGTTCGTGATGCGCAGGATCGAGTTCACCGGGACTTTGTCGCCGGAGGCTCCCGGCGTGATGACAGTGGGCGTGATGCCCGCCGAGGAAATGCTCTGGGGAGTCAGAATCGCCATGTCAGTCTCTCCTACGCGGCCACGACAGCGGCGGTCGTCGCCGACCCCTGCTTGAACATGGGAATCGTTGCTTTCAGGTTGCCCTGCCCGGTCCCGGCCGCGATCTGCGCGTGGTCGGCCATCAGCTTGTACACCTCGACCTGCTGTCCGGCCGCGTACGCGACGTCATGCGCGAAGCCGGTGCGCCGCACGAAATAACCGACGTCCTTGTAGTCGAGCCACTGGAGGACGTCAGCGGTCTCCCACGCCTCCGTGACGTCGTCCCACTGCCGGAACAGTTCGAACCTGGCGGTGTAGTTGGACATGGTCGGAACATCGACGTTGGACGTCTCGCACACGGCCCGTTCCGACGTGGTGTCGGATCCGTCCATGCGGACCTCGTAGGTCGACACCATGAGGCAGGTCAAGTCCCTGCCGGTAGCGAGCTCGGCGAGCGTGGGTGCGGTGATGTCGTCGATCCCGTCAACGCCCGGCACCCACGTGAGCCGGGTGACGCCCTGGTCCACAAGTCGTGGCACAGCTGTCTCCTCTGGTTGTGCCCGGAGTGCGGGCGGATGGTTAGAGCTGCTCGGCGAGCAGCGTGTACCGGTTGATCAGAAGGACTCGGCGCTTCGACAGCACCTGTTCGTCGATCTGAGCCGGAAGCGCGAATTCGTGCTGGATTCGGCCGCACTGATAGCCGGGAATGCGGGGCTTGACGTTGACGATGCCGTCCCTGATGGTCCGGGCGATCCAGTCGGCCATGCCCCGGTCGGGAGCGACCGCGTTCACTTGGAACCGGAACAGCTCCCCGGTGGGGTCCATGGACACTTGGGAGTTCTCGATGGTCCCCGTGTCCGGCCAGTACACGGCGAACCGGTCAGGGATGGTCACTGACTCGTCCTGGTCGGGTACACCGCTGTCGAACACGGTCACCATGGGGACCGGTGCCCGCACGAGCGCCAGCACGCCATCAGCGAGGGTCATTTGCCGTGCACCATGACTCGTCCGACCCGGTCAAGGATCCCCTCGACCCGGTCGTCGAACGCGTTGTACAGGTGGGGTTTCGGGCCGGTGTTCACCGATCCGAACTCCACGCCGGGTCCCATGCCTCCCTGTGGCCGCCCGGACTCGGGTCCGACGATCAGGTCGAGGTGGGTGGAGTAGCGGTCCACTTCCGAGGTGATCGTCCGCGGATAGTGCGGCAGGTACGTACCGGTAACGCCCTGGCCCCGTAGGAGGTCTCTGGCTTGGTAGACGACCCGGTTGCCGCCTGATTCGAGAGCGTCTTCGACGCCGTCGATGAGTTGTTCTCCGAGGTCGTCCAGCCATGTGGCAGTCTCAAGGATGTTGATGAGCTCAACAGCCATTATCCGATCACCTCCTCCATGGGGAGTCGCTGCGCTGTCGCCAGCGACTTGTTGTGTCGGCCGGCGATCCGGTATTCGCGTCCCACCAGTTGCGGATCGGAGACGGCGGTGACAATCTCGACTTCGTCATCGACATGGACCGGGCCCGCCCCGACCGGCAGGTGGAGGCTGTACCGCTGCTCGGTGTAGATGTGGCCGCCCGAGTCGCGGTTGGATTCGTACGGTTCGAACGTCTGCACCTTGCACCGGCCGTCGAGTGGGGCTTCAGCGTCAGGCAGCGGGTACACGACCGTTCTCGGTGCGGGCGTCCGCAGGCCTGTCGCAGGATCCACGGGACCTGGTTCGCCGCTGACACGCCTGATCACGCACGTGTCGAGCATGATCGCCTCAGCTGCGGCTCTGCCTTCAGCGAGCGCAGTCAGGATCGTCACGACGGGTCCACAATCGCGATCGAGAAAGCGTTCTTCATGCCCGCGGCCTTACGGATCCGGCGGATTTCGGCCTGTGTCGCCTCGAAATCACCGATGGTCTCCGCCGCATACGTGTCCGTGAAGGACCAGTCGTCGATCGACTCCTGATGCGACCGCAGGCCCCCAGGGTTCATCCCCATCTGCTTCGCCATGTCCAGCGCTACCGAAAAGAACCGGGTCTCCTCGGTCGAGTCGAACCGGGTCTGCCCGATGATGTTGATGATCTCGACGCGGATCTTCTCCTCGAGGACCTCATACCTCGCATCGGAGATCGCCGAGACGTCCACATCGAGGTAGGCGGCGAGCTGTTCCTTCGTGAAGAGCGCCATCGCCGCCTACCCCTCTACTCGCTGATCTTGCCGGCGGCGATGAGCTTCGCGACGATGTCGTCGCGAGAGTCCTCGTCATCCACGCCGACACCGTGCTGTGAAGCGAACGACGCCCAGGCGTCCTTCGAGGATCCCTTGCCCGACCGCGGCGGTTCCCCGTCCGCAGAGCTGTCCTGCACCGGAGTGGACTCCTCGGCAGCGTCCTCCACGGGATCGGCCTCATCCGTGTCCTGGCTGGTCTCCCACACGGACTGGTTGGTGATCAGGTCCTGGATCCGCTTGGGCGGTGTCGCTCCCTTTAGAAATACGACCGAACGGCCGGTCTCCGGGTCATGGACATGGACCGTGGTTGCGAGCTTACGCATGATGTCCTCCTACTGGACGTCGGCGACCATGAGCCGGTTCGGGTCCACGATGACGGGCATGCCGACCCCGGTCACCTTGGTCCAGGTGCGGACCGGGTCGCCCTCTTTGAGGACCACACCGATCAGGCCGGGAGCGTCGTCGAACGCGATGGTCGGGTTGGAGACACCGGCGAGCTCGAGCGCCTCCGCGGTGATGCCCCACGCGGTGTAACCCAGCGTGGAGGGATCCTGCGGGAGCATCACGAACCGGTCCGCGGGGATAACCCGCTGGTCGGTGCCGTTGACGTTGACCTGCGTGTCGTACTCGATGATCGTCGGGAGCGCGTGGGCTTCCAGGACGGTCTGGAGCTGCTGGCGGGTCACGATGGACGGCGTGCCACCCAGCGAGGCCGCGAGTCCGCGGATCTCCGCGTTCCGCAGCAGGTTCCCCACCACTGAACGGCTGGTCAGCGCGAACGCCGGCGGCTCACCGTTCAGGGCCGTGTACGTGTCGGTCCAGGAGACCAAGTCTGCGAGCGGCGTCGCGGTCGCCACGGTCGACCAGGGCGTGCCCGGAGCCACGAGGTTCCCCGCGGGAACACCCCAGTCGGTCTCCAGGGTCAGACCGTTCTCCGCGGTGAGCGTGAACTTGCCGTCTACCAGGACGTCACCGCGGGCGAGCTCCATGCGGGCTCGGACCGCGCGCGTGTTGGTCTCGGCGTCGTTGTAGATCGCGTCGATCAAGCCCTGGTTGGCCTGCCCGCCGGTGCGCAGCCGCTCCAGCTGGAGCCGCTCGAACTCGCCTAGGACCGTTTTCTGACCGAGCGGCGGCAGCATGACGCGGTTCTGCGTCAGACCGTCCCGCTGCCCGATCGGGGTCTCCGCGTCGTAGCTGCGGAACTTTGCGGCCCGGTTGACTCGAGTCACCGAGTCGATGACCGCTTCGATGTCGTTGAGGACCCGGTCCGGGAGGAACTGGTTCAGGATCTGGTTGGCAGGCCGCGGCACTTCACGCACGAAGGCGGTGAGGGCGGCCGGGTCGACGTAGTCGCTGATGATAGGCATCGGTCATCCCTCCTTATCGGACCACGATCCGGCCGGCCATTTCGGTGATGCCTGCGGCATCCAGACCGTGACCGGTGGGAAGGTTGGCCTGCACGACCATGCCGTGCTCCAGCATCGGGGCGCCGACGTCGGCGCCGCCGGATTCGACCTTCGTTGAGTTGAACAGGAACCCCGCGGCGGTCTCTCGACCATCCGCGGCAGCGTTCGAGTACGGCCCGTACAGGCCGGTGGCGGTGATGCGACCCAGCACCACACCGGACGGGATGTACCCGTCGGGGTAGTGCGTGGCCTCGGTGAATGCGCTCACGTCGAGCGTGACAGTGCGTGTCGCGTCGGTGCCGTGCGCCGATCCCAGCCAGGAACGGTTCTCGACACCGAAGGACTCGCTGCGGACGGTGATGTCCACGTTTCCTCCTTGTGGTATCCCCGCCCGGCACGGGGTCGGTTATGCACCGGGTGTACCGAACCTCGCCTGGGCACGTTTGCGTCCCTCTTCCCAAAGGTTCTTGGGCTTGGGGGGACGCGCGCCTTGAGACGGGTCCGGCTGCTGTTGCGGCTTCGCCTGCTGCCCTTGCAGCTCGGCCAGCCGTTCGGCCTGTTTGGTGAGGTCTTCCTCGTTGGTCCCGGTCAGCCACAGCTTCGCGTCCTCATCGGAGATGCTGTGTTTTGTGGCGATCCGGTACCTGAGCGCCTCGGCTTCCGCCTTAACGGCCCGCTCCTCCGCTGCCGTAGCGGCCTCTTTGGCCCGCTCGATCTCGGATTTCTGAGCGTCCTCCAGCTCTTTGGCTTTCGCAGCCAGTGGCTTCAGCTCTTCCAGGAGCCGTTCGAGTTCCTGCCGTTTGTCGCGTTCCTTCGCCAGATCGGCGAGGACCGCGCGCTTGTCGCCGGCAGGGACTTCTTCCACCTCGGGCGTCACGCCCTCGGGAGTGGGTTCTTGTTCGTCAGCCATCTCGGCCTTCCGTGGTGGGCCCGGCCTCGCGCCGGGCTGGTGGTGCCTGACCTTGGGGTCAGACGAAGCCGCGAACACGCGTAAGGCGGTCGCGGTAGTCTTCGGCTATAAACCCATTGGCTTTCAGCAGCTCAATGGCGTGTTCGCGGTCCCTGGCGACTCGGTAGATCGTCTCGGGCATCACCCGGATGCGCTTGTCCCGGCGGTTCTGCGCGATCGTGCGGGAGAACGTGATCCGCGGGTTTCCCGACAGGCCCCGAACCTCGTCGAGGACGCCCTGGTCACGGATAAGCCCCAGCTGGTTTTCAGCGGCCGATTTGATCCCGGCCGATTTCCTGCGGGCGTTGACGATCGCGTTCATGTCCGCGCCGTCGCGGATGGCTTGCGCCCCCGCTTTGCCGAACGTCTTGTCCTGGTCTTCCTTCGACATCGACTCGAACAGCGACTTCGGGTCCGCGGCGACTTCAGCAGCGGCAGACCGGTTCGACGGGATGGCCGTGCAGTCACACCGCGGGTGACGTTTGAACGCCGCCGACCACGACGACGTACCGGCGAGAATGATGCACCTGGAGCAGTTCCCCGACCCGGTCAACGCCCGAGCCCACGACGTGGAGGCCCGCTTCGGAATTGCGGCGACACTGGCTGCAGTCCGGAACGCGTCCTGCACCTGCGTGGACGTTGTCAGATCCGCCGCGATGAGTCCCGCAGCCCGAGCCCGGCCGATCACTGCTCCGCCAGCCAGCGCTGCCATTGCAGCCCATGCCGGCCACATCAACGTGGAGGCCAGGTCCTCACCGTTCGCGGCAATCCCCACAAGGCCTTCGGGGACGATCACCGCAGACCCAGAGGGATCGATGTCCTGGTCCTGGAGGACTGCCGTCACGTACTCGTCGGCGCTGCGCCCAGCGATCAGCTGGGCGCCGGCCACGACTGCGAGCAACTGCGGGACCAGTCTCGCCCACGAATCAACGATGCTGTCCGGGTCGACCTGACGCCACAATCGTCGACCGGCTTTCAGGGCGTCAGAGGCGGTGCGGTTTTGCAGCCGCTGCCACCTACGCGCCCGCGCCAGTGCCTGCTGCGTTGACACCCGTACCCGCCAGATCTCGAGCGATAGCGCCGACAGGGTCGTTCGCGAGGGCCGCCGCGTCGTCTTGTTCCATGACCTTGATCTGCGTGTCGGTGTACCCGACATCCTCACGGGTCTGCCGCAACGTGGAGATGCCCTGCGAGAACAGTTTCACTGCGGCGTCGGCCTTCTGCGCCACCGTCGGGGTGGAAGCGTCACGCCAAATCGTCTCCAGCCGGACCAGCTCCGGGTCCTCACCGCTACCGGCCACAATAGACGCCAGCCTCATAACCTGTTCCCAAGATCCACCGAACGACCGCTGTTTCCGTTCGACCTTCTTCACCAGCTGCGACTCCGACGATCGGATCGCGTCGGCGGACGCCGGATTGGATCCCGCAAACTGCATGTAGTGCGGCGGCAGCGCCAACACCTGGCAGGCGACCTGCGCCAGCAGTTTCAGCGAGTTATGGAAGTTCGACAGTTCCGCCTCAGGGAACTGCTGCACATCCGCCTCAGACCCCTTCCGCAGCGCCGTAGCCCACTCCCGGCCGGCGACACGAGACCACACCCCCAAGGCATTGCCCTGCTCGTCAGTGAAGTCGTCCTCGGTCATCCCGAACCACGCCCTCCGGGGCATGGCGTGGAACTCCGCGGAAATCATCATGTCCGTGGCAAGCTTGTTCGCGGCGTTCGCAATCGGGATCACATCAGCGAGCTCGCTTGTCCCCAGCGGGTTAAGCATCCGCGGCCGGTTGACCATCGGCACCACCGAGCACAAGCCGCGGTTGTGCGTCACGACCTCCTCCTGCCGCCACTCGCCGTCTTCCACGAATCGAATGTCGGCGTTCGGGGTGTACAGGGTCGCGTGCCGAACCTCCTCGAGGTCCGTCCACACCTTCACGCCGGCAGTGACCTGCCGGGTCCTGGGGTCCTGCTCGGTGATCACCTGCATCGGGTGCTCGACCGTGATCAGCGGCGTCGTGTTGTCGAGCTCGTTGACGCCCACGATCACGTACGAGCGGCCCATGATCAACGCCTCTAGATGCGCCTGCTGCGACACCTCGTCCAGCCCGTTCGCCTGCCACACGCGCCACAACTCGTCGTCCGCGGCGGCGGCGCCGGGCATCCGGAAACCCTCGACGTCCAGCCGGGTCTCGTAGGCGTCGACACCCAGTCTCGGCCAGTTGATCACCAGTTGGGTGATCCGCTCCCCGAGCTCCTCCTGCAACGCCGGCACCATGTACTGGAGCGGCTGCGTGCCCTCGTAGTACTGGTCCATGAGCGTCAGGTTCGTCTGCTGCGATTCAAGCGCCTCAATGAGCCGTTCGAGAAGCAGGTCTGGCGGGATTTCTGGGGCTTCCTCGGCCACTGTCCACCCCCCGCCGTACGATCATCTTGCCGCTGCGTCGCTGCCAGTCGCCCTGAGCGAGCGCGTCAATCCGGGCCTGCCAGCTCAAACAGCCAGCCATGGCGAGGTCGATGTAGTCCAGTGAATCCGGTCGCTTCTTGTAGATCGTCCACAGAGGCGTGTCGTCGTCGTCGCGGACGCGGACGTTGCCTCGCCGGGCGTTCCCGATATGCCTTGTGAACACCTCATCGCCGGAGTGCGAGAGCGCCTCCGAGGTCATCGCGGTCTGCCACGCCCGCATGGCCTGCCCGATCTGCTTCGGCCGGTTCGTGTACCACTCCCGGACCTTCGACCCATACAGGCCGGCCCACTTGGCGATGTTCGCTTCAAACCTCGGGGGGTCCGCGTACAGCAACGCGACCTTGTACCGTGACATGATGTCTGCGAGGGCGCCGTCGACCTGGTCGTCGGTGACCTCCCAGTCCTGCTGGTCGACATCATCGGGTTTCTCCCACACCGCCAGCACCCACTGGAAACCCGTCTCCATGTGCGTCCCGACGAACCCTGCCGCGTCCCGCCACCGCGCCCCGTCGAACCCGACCGTGATCGGATCACCCTCCGGGACCCGGAAGTCTGGGTCAGCGAGTCGGATCCGCCAACGGGCCACATCGAAAGCGAGCTTCGACGACGACACGCGGCGGTTCAGCCACACCCGCTCCCAATACGATCTGTCCGTATCCGGCTGGTCGTACAGCGACGCGATCGACTCGACTTGGCCTTCGAAGTCGTCCCACAACGCGATCGCAGGCCCGCTCGCTTCCCGGACGGCCGCTTTGCGCTGCTCGAGGTCCGTCAGGTCCTCGTCTTCACGAACCGCGGCTTCACGGTGGAAGAAGAACAGGGTGGCGTCTTTCGCGGCGCCCTTCGCAACCATGTCCGCGTACCGGTGCGTGCCTTCCGCGACCGAGTTCTCGCCCTCGCCGTACGTCGTTGTCGTCTCCATCGACCACGGGTCCGCGCGGGGCCGCTTCGGGATGTTCATGAGCATCGTCGAATGCGCTTCTTTGATGCGCGGCAGCACCATCCGGTGCGTCTCGTCGAAATGCTGGAACGTCGTCCGGGCGCCATCGTTCGCGTTCGGGCTGGACGCCATCGGCTCGGCTTTCCCGTCGCCGTACACCTGCCGGATCCGGTCCAGTGTCGTGTCGAACAGGTCCGCGTCCGGGCCTTCCTGGCACATGCACAGCAGCGCCCCGTACGCCAGCTCCTCAACCTGCTCCTGGTTGTACGCGACCATCGGGATATAGGGGTCCCGAACCGGCCTCCCCACAGGGTTGCCATGGGCGTCAAACCCATCGCAACGCACCGGGCCCTCAGGATGCAGTTCCGCAAACGCCACCCACGCCGCCAGCTCAGTCTTCGCCGAGCCCTTCCGGAGGCTGATCGCCACCCGCTTGAACCGGCGCTTGCCCGCCCGCGGATGCCCTCGCGGAAACACCTGATACGCCCGGTAAATCAGCGCCCGCTTCTCAACATCGATCACGGCTGGCTCGCCGCGGAGGTCACCAGGCCCGAAACAGGCCCGCTCCTCAATCAGGTCGCACACCAGCGGACCAAGAGTCGGCCACGCCTCCTCCTCGAGCGGAGGAACAACGAAAACGCTCACACCGCACGCAGTGCCGAGAGCGGATCGCCTCCAGCGGCTTCACCCGTTTTCTGGGTCGTTGACCTGCGCTTACGTCCCTTGTCGACGGCCTCGTCAGTACGCTCGATCTCCCACTGCAACCGCCGGCGGTCGATCGGGGTCAAACCGAAGCACTGACGCTGCAACCGGATCTCCGCTGACAGCTTCGCCCGGTCCGAAGCTGACTCAGCCATCCAGAAGTCGTTGACCAGCATCGCGAGCGCGAACAGGCCATGACGGTCCGAAGAATCGAACTCAGGTGCCATCGGGGACGCCCAAATGTCGTCCCACCACTCCTGGGTCAACTTGTGCCACAAGCCGCCGGGCAGCTCCGGCGCCTCAACGTCGTGAACCACGTGCAGCGTCGCCGCTGTGGACGGACGATTGCGCCGCGCCGGGTTACGCTTAGGTGCAGGTCCAGGCATCGCGCCCCTCCTGGCTGAAATGAGCACTCAGGATCGCCCCGAGCGATAGTTACTGTGAGTGACGAAAAATCCTGGAAACCCGTACGGAGGGGAATCGACCTCCCCCGCGGTCCCCGATATGCAGGAAATCTCGGATAACCCCCCCGGGGTCGTAACGGAGGGTGACCTCGAATCGGGTTTTGGCTCGAAGTGCCTTTTCGGCCTCTGGACGGCCTCAGGCGCTGTTCCAGCCTCCAGGCTGATGTAGTGCGGTGTGCCAGCTGTGGCATGAGGCGCAGAGGCCGCGGCCATGTGCTGGGTCGTTGGGGTCGAGGCCTTGAGCTACCAGCTGTCGTCGGTCGAGGGGGTGGTGGTCTGCCACTGTCGACTTATGCCCGCATGGCTGGCCTTGGTGTGTGGGGTGGTCTGATCCGCAGGTGCAGTGAGGGTGGGTGCGGAGTACCCCTGCCCTGAACCGGGCTTGGTGTGTGGTGCCGTAGCCACGTTGGCGTGCTGTGCCCCGATGCTGGTCTGCCTGCTTGGCGTGGAGGGGGCATCGTGACCGTCCTGCTGGTACTGCTTGCGTGCAGCCTTTGGTGGTGCAGGTGTGGCTAGCTCTGGGCATGGGGGGTAGGGGGTGGGGT